AACGTCAAGCTGCCCGTAACGTGCCGTGGTCCGAGAAGGGTCAAATGACGGGCGATATGTATGGAGCGCCAACAGCGGATGATTCTGCGATGGGCTTTATTCAGGACACTGACATTTATTCTGATTTGTATAACGACGAGTTCCGGCGTTCAGGTCTGACCGAAGAGCAGTATGCTGCTCGGTTCGGTAACTATGCGCTCGGTAGTTTCGAGTCTCCTTCGCTTGTCACTGACGCAGCTCAAGCTGGTATGCGAACTGGGAACCTTAGCACTGTGGATAGCTTTGCTTCAACGAAGCGTGGGATGGCAGATCCGAATGTGAAAGCAGGTTTCATGAGGGCTATAGAGCTAATGAGGGGTCAATAATGGTTAATGAATTCGCTGTTTCCAATACTTTGTATATCGTTGACGGTCAATATTTTCGTACCTCACAGTTGGGTAACGGTGCGACTCTAAAGCAACAGTTACCGGGTCAGCCTCCAGGTGAAATTCCTTCAGTTGTAGACTCAGAGACTTGGGAACAGATGTCTCAGAGCATGATAGAATTCGGTAAGGCTGAGTCACAGCAAAACGACATTGGCCTTTACAGCGATGTTTTTGAGAATTTGATAGCAACTTCAGGCGATCAAATGCTGCGAGATCCAAGCATTATTGAACTGATGGGTCGTGTTCCTTCCGAGTTTATGAATGGAGGGGAATTCGACGATACTGCATTTAACAATGCTTATCGGCAGACCAACTACTTCAATAGTACGACTGAGAGGCAAAGGCTTTGGGCTAGTTCGAGTGACGCTGAGAAAGCAGTTGCAGTCCAAAATAGTTTAGGTGAGGTTGCTAACTTGTGGAGATTGTACACAGGTGAAAACGTGACGTTGCCTGGAACGATTGCTGAGCTGCAAGCCGATCCTCAGTTTAAGGGCTGGTATAGCCAGGCGTTTAGCTTGGCGCAGGGCACTACCTCTCAGAATCGTTTACTGAATCAGTGGCTGCAGCCGATAGCTGAAGGGATTGAGGGCTCTCCGTGGAGCCGTCGTCTCATGGATGAGGAAAAAGCAGGTAAGCAACAGTCAATAGACATTGACGACAAACGTGCTGATGTGCGAGATATGAGTCAACGGTATGGCCTCGAGTTGTCTGATGAGAAGCTGGAGCAGTACAGCACCCAGATTGTGAATAACGATTTGAGTGATGATGACCTCGAGACTTTGCTTGATAAGCAGTCGAGTGCTTTGTATGCGTATAAGCCTGCGGGTATGGATTGGCTTACTTACGCTGATCCGTATCGTCGGGCACATTCTGCCCTTATGGAGACAGCTCTCCCCGATCATACGGATGAGGGTTTGCAGGATGCTTTACAGGCTGGGAGTTCTTTGAGTGATTACAAACTTTCGCTTCGGAAACGTCCTGAGTGGTTATCGACTGAGAATGGTCAGAGCACCCTTATTACTGAACTAAGCGCTGCCGGGCGAAGGATGGGATTCGGATAATGGTTTTTTATAATCCAGTAGATGATGAAGCGAACAGGACTGGGCTTTCAAAGAGCCAGTTATTGGCTCGAGAGAACGAGCTGGCTCTTGCTCGGCAGAATGAGGAAGCGGCTCAGCGACAAAGAGATGCTATTAAGGCGCAGCAGGCTGCACTTAACGTCACGTTAATTGCAAATGGTCTGACCAAGCTTGTGGTCGATGGTTATAGGGGTCGTCTTACTATTCAAGCCGAAAAAGACGTAGCTGCAATCCAATCACAGCAACCCGCCGGATCCGAGGACCTGTATAAAGACCCGTATGAGAAACAAAGCGCCCCTGCCGATGCTGATGCAGTTGACGCTGATGGGAACAGCAAATACACCGTCGGTGAAGATGCTCAAGGTAACCCGACTTACACATTGAACGGTGCCTACACCACAACCAAACCAGGGAGCATAAAGAAACCGAAGGATCCTGTCAGCCCTGAGGTTCTTAAACAGACCATGATTGGAATGTTCCCTTGGGCAAAAGATTGGTTCGGAGACATTTTGGGTTGGGTCACTGAAGGTTTCGAGGGTGACGGTATTCTCGCTAAGATTCGCTCTGACGAAAAATATGCGGCAATGTTCCCTGGCATGGCTCGTCGTGACGGCACGATGAGGTTCGCTAACGAAGCAACCTATTTACAGACTGTCGATAATTATCGGCAGACGCTTAACGATTTCGGTTTCTATGATCCGAGCACAGAATCTGCTCAAGATTATGCGGCGTTAATGGAAACAGGAGTTGACGTAAACGAGTTAGGTGACCGGCTCGCTACATATCGAGAGTTAGAGAACGGTTCAGAGGAGCTGCGGGACGCTTTCTATGTTCATGCAGGGTTGACGGTTACTGTTGACGATTTGTTCGATGCGGTCATTGATCCTGATAAACGTAACCAGCTCGAGAATGCGTACAACGAAGCAACGACTAGCGGCACGACCGATTATGAGACTTTCATCCAGCGAGCTACGACAGTTGGTGTTGAACGGCTCACCAAGAAACTTGGAGGGTTACAGTCCTCAGGGCAAATCACACAGAAACAAGTGTCAGATGTTCTGCGTATGGACCCGATGTTTGCTCAGAATCTGATGGGCGCAATCTTCCAAAACCCGAACGGTGAACAGTTCCTAGGTTTGGAAGCAATGGAATCCGCTTTCGAGTATGCGGTGCTGGGTAGTGCAGCTAGCGAAGCAGGGTTCACTATGCCGGAGAAAGAAACGCTAGATAAGTTTATTGCTCAAGGCATCGACGGTGAGAAGTTACGTTCTGCTTACAACACTCTCGGGCAGAGACAGAGCGCTTTGCAGGGCATGATGTCACGGGCTACTTCTACTAACGTCAGCGCTAACGCTGTGCAGGAAGCTTTCGAGGGTTCGTTGCTGGGCGAGTCGTCTGATTTGAGGTATGCACAGTCCGCTGAGAGCGCTTTGGGTCAAGCCGGAGGCGGTTTCTCTGCTCAACGAGTGGGTAAGCGGATAGCTCAGCCAGGTCGAAGTACCTACTAGTACACACTTCTAGGGAAGGGGGTTAGAACCATTCCCCACTTCAACCCCGGTGGTTGTGGGCGTAGGCTATCCCGGGCGTAGGAGACATATGGATTTCGATGGCGATGGCGATATTGACATTGAAGGAAATGCGTCGCAACTCCGACAAAAGTTGGAGTCGACTCTGAAAGAGAACAAGCAACTAACTAGCCAGCTATCCACTCTAAAGGCCAACGAGCTGATTACGGAGCACGGATATGGACTAGTTAAGCCTGAAGATCTTGTTGGGGTCAACCTTTCCGATATGGCTGATAAGGCTGAAGCTCTCCAAGGAGAGCGTCGAGCTTTGCAAGCTGAATTGGCGAAGGACGTGTTTGCTAAACGTGGATTTGAAGGCTCTGAGTTAGATGCCGCTGTAAGCGACTTCTTATCTCCAGAATCGTCTCAAGATACGGCTGCTCATTCAAGGGCTCGTGAGGTTGCAGCAGTGGGTGGCGTAGCCGCCCCAGCTCGTAACACCGACAATTTGATGGGCTTGGACGCTATTGAGGCTGCTCTTCGAGGATCCGGCTAGCGGCATTTAGAAATCATTGTTATTCCTACAAGGAGAGTTAAGTTATGGCTAGTGGATCACTATCCCTACTTGAGTCTGCCAAATATGGGTCAACGACTTTAGGTCGAGGCGTAGTTACTACCCTCATCCAGGAATCTCCAATCATGGAGATGCTTCCGTTTACTTCTATTACTGGCAACGCACTCAAGGTTTCAGTTGAAGACACCCTGCCGGACCCCCAATTCCGTGACGTGAACGAGACGTACACCAGATCAATGGGTACAGACACTGAGCGTTACTTCGGGGTGGCCGTGCTGGGCGGAGAAATTTTCATAGACAACTACATTGTTCGTGTACAGGCTGATCAGATATCAGCTAAGGCACGCCAGTACTCAAAGTTTGCGAAAGCGATGTCTCGTACATTCGATGCAACTTTCTTTGATGGCACTGGCACCTCAAAAGACTTTAAGGGCATCAACGCTCTTGTCGATGAGGGCCTCGGTCAGAAAGTGTCGGCAGGCACCAATGGTGCTGCGCTTACTCTTTCGATGCTGGATGAAGCGTGGGATTCCCTTCGTGGACAGTCAGCTCCTGACGCATTGTTGATGAACCGTACGCTTCGCCGCAAGATCAACAGTCTTGCTCAAGGTACTTACTACAGTTTGCTTGACGTGGGCACTGATGTGTTCGGTCGCCAAGTGAACATGTACAACGGCACCCCTATTCGTATTATCGGTGATGACAAGAGTGGCAATGCCATCCTTGACTTCGATGAGACCCAGGGTAGCTCAAGTGTGACTTCGTCAATCTATGCGATGGCGTTCGGTACAGATGAGAATGTGTACGGAATCCTCGGCCTGGGTGGATCCTTCGATGTTAAAGATTTCGGGGAGACAGAATCTGCTCCGGGGCATCTTGGACGTGTCGAAGTATATCCCGGCATTGTGATTGCGAACAGCTTTTCCGTTGCCCGTCTACACGGCATCACTAACGCTTAAGGAGGCTGAACTATGGCACAAGCAACTAGAACAGTCGGTCCTGGTACAACTATCAGGGACGCAAAAACAGCAAGTAACGTTATCTTGGCTCAGGGGGATGTGTCAGCCGACAGCGCTGGTACTACCGCTATCCAAGTTGACCGTCCTTGCATGGTCAGTATCGAAATGGTCCTCGGGGCAATTGCTTCCGGTGTAACCGGTTTCGATGTTGAGATTCAAGGTTCAGATGTTTCCAATTTCGGTTCCGGAGTAGTCAGCTATGGCCGCTTCGATGCCGTCGGAAACGCTGACGATAACACTACCCGTCAATTGACTGCACAGGTTTACAAAACCTACATGCGTGCAGTTATCGATCATTCCGGTTCAGGTACATGCAACGTGGGGCTCTTCGTCCGCACACCGCACGACCGCCGGACAGATAGCACCACCGCTTAGGTAGTGCTCCTCGTGGGTTGGGTTCACTCTGTTTCGGCAGGGTGGACCCAGTCTCACATTGAGAAAGGTCTCTTGATTTATGTCCACTGAAACCACTGATTCAAAAACGTGGGATGTACTTGCCACTGTTGAGAAATGGCATAACGCCGCTGACCGTGAAGCGGGTCTCCCGCCAGATGAAGTGGTTGAAAAAAAGGACAATTTACTTCTTAATGCAGGCATTGAAGCTCTGCTTAATCTTCTTACTGGGGTATCTGTAACTAACTTCGGTCAAGGTAACGCCTACATCGGTGTAGGCGACTCGACAACCGCAGCGGCTGCCAGTCAGACCGGTTTGCAGGCAAGCTCGAACAAAGATTACCGAGGTATGGAATCCGGATATCCGAGCGTAGCTGGTCAGACTGTGACGTTCCGATCGATTTGGGGTTCCGGTAACGGCAACTTTGCTTGGAATGAGTGGACTGTTGCGAACGGGTCGAGCGACTCTGCAACGAACCTCAACCGTAAGGTTGCGGCTCTTGGAACAAAAGCTTCAGGGTCCGAGTGGACTTTGACTGTAGCGATAACGGTGAGTTGAGATGGCGACTGCATACCCCACGACATTAGACACGACCACGCAGCAGCCAAACATTTCGGCATCTGATGAGATGGATGATCCGGGCAAGCGGCACGATGAGGTTCATACCAATCATTCGCAGGCAATCATTCAGCTCGAAGAGAAACTAGGTTTCGGTGCGTCAGATGCTTCCGATGCCTCGACGAATCAAGTTCTCGTTAAGCAGGCGAACGGGCAAACAAATTGGGCGGCGGCTCCGGCATCTACGCCGACAGCGATCACGGTTGCTGATACGACCGATACGACTTGTTCGGTGGCTTTGTTCGAATCCGCTACCGGGGATTTAGCTCCGAAGACTGACGGTGGAGTGACGTATAACGCTGGCACTGGGACGTTGACAGCTACTTTGTTTGCTGGTTCAGCCGCTACCGCAGCAAATGGCACAAACACAACTCAGTTAGCGACAACTGCATTTGTGCAAGCGAATGGCACGTCCGTGTTGGAAGTGCAGGTGTTCTCCTAATGGCTGTTGCAAAAGGTTTACTGTCGGCAACTACGCCTAATGACGGTCAAGCATTTGTGGTTACGACGGGTCACACCACAGTCCATACAGGGCCGACGGCGGCTACTTCGTATGACGAAATATGGATTTATGCGAGTAATGCTCATACTGCCGACATCGAGCTGTGGCTCGGTTGGGGTGCTTCAGCCGGCGTAAATGATAACCAGATCCGTCTAACGATTACTGCGAAGACTGGTTACAAGCTGGTAATTCCCGGCTTGATTCTTAAAGGCAATGCTTCACCGCTCATCGTTACTGCTTATGCAGGAACGGGAAGCAAGGTCAATCTCACTGGCTACGTGAACCACATCACAGCGTAAGGAATTGGTATGGCGATAACAAAGATTCTTCTTTCAGGTGGCGGCACAGACGGCAAAATGTTGCCTTCTGATGGAAATAACCAAACGATTCATCAGGCTTCTTCGACTGCTACTGACATCGACGAGGTGTGGCTATGGGCGGCGAATAGACATAGCGCCGACGTTGAAGTAACCGTTGGTTGGGGCCGAGCGGGTAACACAGATACCAACAACCTGTTTACTGTACCGACCTTAGCTGGCCTTTATTTGTTAGTTCCGGGGCTGATCCTTAAGGGAAGTACTGGCACACCCAAAATTGTGAATGTTTCTACGGCTGGGGCTAATGCGACCCACATCAACTTTGTTGGTTACGTGAACAGGCACAGTGCATAGATGAAACAGGAACGGTTTAATCCGAGTACGAACGTCTCTAACTGGCAGGGTAGGTCTGAGTATTTGAAGGGCTACCCGGGCCAAGCGATGTCTGGTGCGTTGAACGGTGGCTTCTTTGCGAGCGGCGGCGCTGTCTACGATGGGCGCTACGAGTGGATCCAAACTCACAATAGCACTGCTTCGTCTTACAGCTTCAACACCATTCCTGCGGGTTACGAATCGTACGAGATAAGATTCTTCCACCCAATACCATCAGCACAAGTATCAACTTGTTGGCAAGTGAATGGATCGACTAATAACTACTTCACGAACCAATGGGCTTCATATGGCGGCAACAAGTGGAGCACTAGTTCGAATAACTATGGAGAAAACCGTTTTAGTTGGATGAGCGGTGCCCAAACTGTTTCTGGAACAGTGTCGTTTGTTGATCCGACTCAGCAAGCCAAGCCCGTAGGAATGTCGTTAGGTTCTGCTAACTGGGATTCGGGCGGTAATTATGGGGTAGTGAAACAGCTTTCCGCAATGAACAACAGTGTTGTAGGCGGTGGTATCACGACAATCCAGGTGAAGACCACAAACAGCAGCGCTTTCCCATCGGGCACAGTATGCAGTTTGTTCGGAATTAAGAGTGCGGTCTAATGGCTAACAATAATTACATTCCGATACAACACATACCTCCTGGTTCGAATCAAGCTTCATTCGACTTCACAGGATTAGATACGCAAGGTGATGGGTACAAAGAACTCATTATCAGGGGCAAAGTTCAAAGTTCTAACGGCTTTTTTAGCGACTACGTAACTTGCCAAGTGAATGGGGCAACTAGTGGATACACACGATGCCGATTAGCTATGTTAGACAACCTAAACACTAGTGTTGCGTACGATCAGAGCCAAACCCACGTTTATGCAGGCTATATGGGCGGTACTTATCTGGGTCAATGGCCTGCAATTTTCGAAATGAAGATTATGGGATGCGGAACAAATTTGCGAGGCACCACTTTTGTTAGCAGGTTCGGATACGGCGGACATGCTGGTAACGGATATATGGGCACGGGTTTTGCTGGCGGGTATTACGACAGCACCAACAACATAACCAGCATCAAATTAATGGCTGCTTTCGATGTTAGATCATCAGCGACTTTGTATGGACGGAAATAATGACTCAGTGGGATGAACTAGCTGTTCTTGAATCTGATGGCTCGAACACAGAATTAGTAGCTGATGGTCTCGATCAAACTTACAACGACTTGCACGTCATCTTTGAGGGGTTTGTCAACTATGGGGCAACCCAAAACAATGATGTTATGGTGCGGTTAAACGGCGATGCGAGTGCCGCTAATTACGCTACTGAAGTAATGATACTGGATGGAAGCAGCGCTCTTTTCCAAACTAAAGCACCAAATGCTCATTGGGGTTGGACTGTTTACAGAACTCCTGCTGTCAGCAGTGGCAACACGGCTAGTTGGGGCTACATGTCGTTCGACATTATCAACTACACGTATGCTGGTAAACGGAATTGTGTAGCTCAACACTGCACAATTCAGCAAGCTCAGGGTACCGCTATGGGTGCTATGGGCATGTCATATTTCGGAACTTCAGCAATCACTTCTGTTGGGGTGTATTCGCCGGGCGTTGCCTTCGGGAACAAATCAACTCTTACTGTATATGGACTCAAAAATTCGTAGGTGAATTATGACTTTGACTAAAGCTGTTATGAATTGCTCAACTGGTGAATTGAGCATTATTGAACTAACTCCTGAGGAGATTGCAGAAGCTGAAGCGATGAATGCAGCGGCTGAAGCTGATCTTTCCATGATTAGAAGCCAACGGGATTACCACTTGCAGGTATGCGACTGGACTCAAGTTTCGGACAGCCCTTTAACTGACGAGAAAAAAGCTGAGTGGGTTACATACCGTCGAGAGTTGCGTGACTTTCCTGCTGGGAAAACCAAGCAAGCAGACTTCGCAAGGGACGAAGACGGGGTAATGATCTGGCCTACGCCGCCGAGTTAATAGATGCCGGCTGTTGCGTACCGTAACGCCGAGCTTTATCGGCACGAGGGGAAGTACCAGTTTGGTGTTTTCCCGCTCGGCTATAGGAACTCGTATGACTACCGGTCGAACGTCACTTACGGCAACGGGGTCGATGATCCGATCTTTGACACGTTCAGTGTTGCCGATTCGGCAACACTTGTTGTCAATGTCACTCCTACGGACACGATCAATGTTGCGGAGTCAACTCCGAACATTCATGTGCAATCGCTTGCAGCTCAGGGAACAAGGGATTCACAGTTGTTCCTCGAGGCGACTGTTGGAACGGTTGGTCTCAATCAGGTAGAAGCTATTTCGGGTGCTGAGACATTAAACACTCAGGGTACGTCTGTTAATTCGACTGACTCGATCACTGGAGCTGAGGGCACTGCCGGTCTTCATTTTGAGTTGCAAACAGATTCTGGTTCCGGCGCAGAGAACTGGGTGTCAACCACGGTAACGATGACGCTTACGGATGCTGCCACAGCTCTCGAGGCTTTGGGTGCTGTAGCTATCTCGTCGACTGACACGTTCAGTTATTCGTACGGTAACTCGATGCAGTACCGCACGAATTTCCAGTACCAGAACGTTCGTGATTACCGTTACCGGTTCGGTCTCATGTCGATAACCTATGAGAACGATTATCCCTATCGGATGGAAGGCTCTTATGGCGAGGGTTTGATGTCTGGAGTAATGGTTGATGTTGTTCCTGTGGATGCGGAGAACTTTTCGGCGCTCGAGTTTCTTGACTATTCTGGTGGTGGGAATAACAGGCTTACAACTCAGTCAGAAGAAATTATTGTCGAGTTCAATCTGACTGGCCCGTTCGGTGAAGTAGCCCAGCATTTGTCCCATATTGCAGTTAATCGTTACCGCTCTACACCGTCATCGGTGCGGAGAAGGTGACACACTTTTCGGGTAGTAGGTGAGATGGCTACCACAACCACACTGACCCTTGGCGGGCTTATAGACGACACTCTTGAGATGTTGTACCGTACGAGCGAGCGCCCTTTCCAGGTCGAAGTTGGATCTAGCGCATTAGACTCACCGACCGATAAGACGTTAACCGTCGACGATGCTGATCGTGTCCAAGCGACCGATGTGCTCGAAATTGGTGATGAGCTGATGTTGATAACAGCGAAGAGCAATGATGCTACTCCTGTTTTGACGGTCAGCCGGGGCTACGCTGGGACTCTTGCTAGTAGCGGTCACGCAACTAATGCGGTGGCACTGATTAACCCGCCATGGCCCCGCTCTTCGATTAGCGACTGGATTCAACGTTGCTTTAAGTCGGTCATGAATGCTCAGCTACCCAACAGGGTTTCTGAGCTTATGACTCGCACCACTGATCAGCAGTGGATTTCGATGCCGGAGAACACGATGCGTGTGTACTCGGTTCGTCACATGATTGGTCAGACTGGCCGCATCATTGATGTTGGTGGCTGGCAGTTCGAGCAGGATATGCCGACTGGTTTGGTGTCTACAGGTAAAGCTTTACGAACGCCGACATCTATAGAAAATAATGATGAACTGGTTGTGGTCTATCAGACTCCTTACTCGTTCACTGGTTCCGGCGATGAAGCTACTATAAGCGTTCCGATTGGGGCTGAAGATATTTCTGCTTTGTGGGCTGCAGCCTATGCCGTGACTCGTCGTGAAGTGAACCGCCTTGATGTTGACAAGATCGAGGAGTGGAATCAAGAGGCTGCGATGCGGCAGGGAGTCAACCTTCGTTGGGCTCGTGAGCTGTGGGGCGAGGTTTACAGAAGGATCGACGAAGCGAAGTCAATGCAGGGCCTACCTAAGTATAGGACCTACAGAAAGATGCCTCACTTGCTATGAGTCTTACACGTTCATTTCAGAATCTTGTTCAGGGTAAGTTGAATTCAGCGATCTCGTCTAGTTCAGCTACCTCAATTTCTGTTAATATTGACGGCAGTTTCACTCCCCCGACTGGTCTTTCGGCCGCAAATTATTTGATGATGGTGATTGATCCTGAGGGCGCTGAGCATGCCCCTGAGATTGTTAAGGTCACAGGTGTGAGTGGTTCTTCGAACCCTTACACATTGACTGTTGTTCGGGCGCAGGAGTCCACTTCAGCTCAGACTTGGGATACGGCACGCACGATCGTTGCTGCTCTCACGTCTGGGATCATGAATGATTTCATGATGACGACTGCGAACCTGACGTACAACCACACACATGACCGTCTCGGTATTAAAGATTCGAACGCTCCGGCAGATTGGACGGCGGGAGCTGGGACACCCGACAAGGCGTTACACATTTATACGGCTGATCCAGCCATTCAACTCGAGCACACCACAGGCAATATAACTTCAGTGATTTCTGGTGCAGCGAATGGTGAGTTGACGATTGAGGCTGATACGGCTACTGCTGCTGGCGGTACTGCTGGTGTTCTGCTGAAAGTTCAGAACTCGACAAAGCTCGAGGCGCACCCATTGGGTGTCACGATCACTGGCGCTATCGCTAAAACGAGTGGCACTTTTGATATTGCTCATCCGACTGTGGAGGAGAAACGACTTCGTCATTCTTTCGTGGAGGGCCCTCGGGCTGATCTAATTTATCGAGGTTCCGTTGTCTTAGATTCTGATCGAGTGGAGGTGTGCATTGATCACGAATCGAGGATGACTCCGGGGACATTTTTGGCTCTGTCGAGGGATCCTTGGTCGATTGTTTCGTGCCCGCAGGGCTCTCCAGTTAAATGGTTCATGGACGGCTGCAACCTAATCATTGAGGGTGAGCCTGGGGATCAAGTTAATTGGATCGTTATTTCTGAGCGTCAAGACCCGGAGTATTTGTCCAGTGGGCTTACGGATCTTAACGGCGATTTAATTACGGAGTACTAATGTCTGCCCTTGCTGTCTCAGCGGTGGGCGTGAAATCGATCGCCGGGTCAGCGCCTTCTTTAGGAACGGCCCCAACGACTTCTGGTGTTGATGCGACTCTTACTGCGAACGTGGATGCGTTATCGACTGTGTCGTGGACGTTTGTAAGCCCGGATGGGAAAAGCCAGGGGGCTTATCGGGTTCAGGCACAGGATTCTGGGGGGTCTACCACGTATTGGGATTCTGGTTGGCGCACGGGCATTGATGTGAGTCTGGCTGTTGACATGGATGAGAATAACATTCCGGCTGCTCAAGTAATTAAGTGGCTGGTTGCGACTCGAGACAGCTCAGGTGTTCATGCTCCTGAGGTGTCAGCTAATAAGACGTATGCGTGGGGCACTCCGACAATAACTATCACCACCCTTGAGGGGGTGGCTAAACCTGCTGATGATCAGATGACGATAACGCAGGCAACCGATGTCACTCTTGCTTGGTCGTTCTCCGATGGGAGTAACACTCAGGCTCAGTATCGAGTGCGGGTCGTTGACCCAGACGCATTAGAGTTTATTCATTTTGACAGTGGGTGGACGACTGGCTCTGGGACAACGTTCGATATTCCGTTCACGTTTATGTCTGGTCAGAACTATTCGATTCGGCTGCAAGCTAAGAACAACTTTGGGTTGAGGAGTGCTTAATGGCTGAGGACACACTCCTAGTATCGGTCGAGTATCCGGATGTACATGCGTTCGCTGATGAGTCCGCCGTTGGGCGTCTCTATCAGGTTGGCATTAACGGCACTGGCTACATGCTGGCCGATAACCCAGATAAGGGTTTGGAGTATCAGAGAACTGTCGTTCCGTTAGATCCGCAACGTTTAGCTACTTCAGACACTCCTTTCAGTGAGGCAATCGAACGGTACAGCTTCGCTGCCGCCGATGATTGGGATGCTGGGGCTGGGCAGAAGTACTACCACCGAGGAGCGTCTACTGCTTCTGCGTACTGGGACTCGGTGGGACTAGATCCCTTTACTGAGAAAGGTCGGATCAAACTACTTAATGCCACTGTCCTCGAGGAAGCTGAAACGTATACCGGCCTTAAGCTGGTGGTTGTTGGGGATGACCTTTATTACGTTTCGTCAGCTACGGAGGTTTCTCGAATTCAGACGGCTGGTGGATCGCCTTCAGACATCACTGTTGCTGGTGGTATCACAATTAACGACCTCGCTTCTGATGGTCAGTATTGGTATGCAGCGAGTGGTTCCGACGTTTATCGAGGGACCACATCTACACCTGGCTCAGCGTGGTCGACACAGGATGCTCTCTCAGTCACTTGGGCTGCGGGGCGGGTCTGTGCAGCGGTCAAATCTGCGGGTTCGACCGCAAACCGATTCACCACCCTTAACGACAGTGGAGCGGAAGAGAAGAGCAGCGGTCATCTGACCCTGCCGGTCGGGTCAACGATTGCTTTAGGTGACACGACCAACGGACATTTCTATTTCGGTGGCTACGCCGGAACTAACGGCAGTGTGTATGCATGGAAGCTCGGAGTCGACGAGTCCGGTGACTTCTTCGTACCGTTCGAGGCATTAAAGATGCCGGGTGGAATGATCCCCACTTCAGTAGCTACTGGTGGTGGCTATGTGTGGGTGAGGGGTTACCGACCAGAGGGCTCGAGCCAAGGGCAAGCAGTCATTCTGCAGTGTGTGCCTGACGGGTCAGGTGCTCTCGTAGCAACAACAGTTGTTGAGCTGGCAGATATTGGAACTTCGGCTGATCATCAAGTCGGTGCTATGTGCTCTTATGAAGACCTGATGCTGTTCGGCTGGAAAACAATGACAGCAACTAAAGCTGGGGTCGGAGCTGTCAGCTTGACCACAGGCGGATACGCAAAGTGGTATCAAGCAGCCCTCGACGGTGATGTGACTTCCATTGCTGTCTGGAAAGGTCTCCCAGTATTTGCTGTTAAGGGCCGTGGTATCTACCGGGTGAACAGTGCAGCCTTTGAGACTGCGGGCACACTCGAGACAAGTCTCTTCGATGGTGCTTCAGCATTGTTCAAGATCTGGGACGATGTCTCTCTGACTATGGATCCGTTGGGATCGGGCGAGTCGATAACTGCATCTGTGACAGTTGACTCGGGAGCGACCTTTACAGCTCTAGCGAACGGTTCAGTGTCTGAGTCATTGAAGAGCCATACCGTAGCTATTTCTAAACAGGCGAAAGAGCTTGGGTTGAAGCTCGAGTTCGTTGGCAGCGGCTCTGGGGACTGCGCTCTCACGTTCTTATCAACTCGTTTCCATCCGCTCGGTTTGGCTGACACGTTGATTCAAGTTCCGGTCGATTGCGGTGACCATCTGAAAGGACTAAACGGTGCTCCCCTACCTGACAATGGTGAAGGTAAAGGGGTGCTCAGGGCACGCACGTTACAAAATCTTGTTCAGACCAGGGTGAAGTTCCAGGACATTGACTGGCACGTCACAGGAGCCACTGAGAGCTACGAGGTGGAGTCTTGTGAGGTTGAAGCTGTGTCACTGTACGAGCCGTCTAGGAGCGGCTCTGCGCTCCGCATGATCGCCAAGTTGACGCTAAGAAAAGTCGGCACATAGGCACCACTTTTTGGGTTACAGGTGGAGGAATAGATGACTATTCAAGTTAAAGCTAGACAGATCGCATGGAAGAGCGTCGTCGAGAAATCGGTGTCTACTTTCATTCAAAGTTTCTTGTCGATATTCGTAATTGCTGACATGTCGTCAGCTAAAGGCGCTTTCACTGCTGCAGGTGCGGCAACGTTAAGCGTTCTCAAAAACGCAGTGAAGGATTGGAATGAAAAAGTCAGCGCCTAAGAAGACAACAACGAAGAAAAAGAAAGCCAAGAAGAAAGTAAGCGGCTATTAGCCATGTCTGACGACGTTAACGACATCCGTGAACTGAAGGTGAGCAAAATCACACTTGGGTTCATTGCCTCAATTCTGTTCGTCGGTGGAACGATAGCGTGGACAGCCGCTGGCACAGCTAACCGAATCTCGAACCTCGAAGACACTGTCATGGTCATCGAGTCGAACAAAACATTCGCTGATCAAGCTGTACTGCAGCGTCTCGAGTCGCTTGAGAAAGCGATTGAGAACGCTCCCACACCGGACAACTCACGCATCGAGGAGAAGCTCGAAGATATCGAGTCAGAAATAGATGACTGGAATAACTGGCGTGAGGAAGATTTACAGTGGCAGCTCAACGATCTCTGGTGGAGAACTGATGTCATTGAGCGTGCGTGTCGTACAAAGGTGTGGTGCGACGACATCCTCAGAAAGGAATTCCAAAATTGAAGCACTGCCCACACTGCTCAATGTTCGGCAATGGAGGCATTTGGTGCCCTCATTGCAATAAAGCATACGACGTTGACGAAGCTCGCAAGATTCTTAACTCGATAAAAACAAAAGGATTCACTGGCGCTAGCTCAGTGAACCCGAAGGTTGAACAATTTAATGCAACAGGTGACCCCTCGGTCTTTGCCAAGCCCGGCGCTCCCGACTACCAGGGGTAAGTGCAGTCCGACCAGGACTGTTGCTGCCATCCTTGCTGGATGGGAACTAGCTGCAGTTCTATCAGGTCGATTCCCTACGATCTCGGCAACATGGTGGAAATATCGTGACCACCACATTGGCCGAGTCGTCTTGGGAGTTCTGTGGAGTTATTTGACGTGGCATCTGTGGACTCAGAAATCCAGTCCAGCTTCTCGAGTTGCCTGAGCGGCAGAATCGGGACGGGTCTGCAAGTACCTCTCAGTAACACCCACGTCTGAATGCCTCATGGCGTTCTTGAGTTGGTAGATGTCGA